GACGGGTGGATCAACATTGCCGAGTGGTCGGGCCAAGACATTGGCGAATTCGATCCGCACACAGGGTCGGTAGAGTTTCGTCAGCCGAAGGCATACATCAACGAGCCATACGACGGTGCGTGGTTCACCTTTCTCGATCATGCTCGCGACTTCTGTATGACGGTCACGCCCAACCATACGATCGTCGGCTTGGATCCCAAGTCCAACGACTGGGTGTCATACCCTGCCTATTTGGTTGCAGAAGGCATTGTAGAAGTATCAGTGCCCACTTACCCTGAGTTTTTTGTCTGCCCGTCCACTGACTCCTACCCGTCCTTTGGCTCGTATGCAAGTGAGGGCGTGCAGGCTATAAAACACCGCACACTATCAGGTAACAACGACCGTCAATACTGTTTCACAACGACAACAGGCGCGTTTGTCGTCCGCCAGAAGGACACTGTGTTTGTCACGGGCAACAGTGGAAAATCCACTGCCATGTGCGCAGAAACGTTCCGCCGCATGCAAGAAGTCCCTGCAGGAAAGGGCGGCCTCAGATACTCCCAGTTTGCAGTAGTGAGAAACACACTGCAACAGTTGAAAACCACGGTCTTGCCAGTCATTGAGGGCTTATTCGGGCCTCTGTTCCACTATAAAGTCAGCGATTCGGCGCTTATATTCGAGTTCGCAGACGTTCGGAGCACATGGATTCTCCTTCCCTTGGATACCCCACAGAACGTCGAGCGTCTCCTGTCTCTGGAGCTTACAGGCGCTTGGATGAGTGAAGTTAGGGAAATGCCCGTAGAGCTTGTTAAAGACGTGTTTTCTCGCTGTGGGCGGTATCCCTCCATGATGAAGCATGGGGCCGACCCTTCCTGGTACGGTATAGTCGCTGAGACAAACTGTTGGGACGAGGACTCCGGCTGGTATGCAGCCACTCTGGACGAGAATATTTCCCCACTCTGGGCCATCTACAGCCAGCCTGCCGCTGTCGAGGTCATCGATGACACAGATCCATTGAGTCCGGTCGTGAATGTAGTAGGTGAAAATGCAGAGAACCTCCCGCCGGACTATTACACCGATCTTATCAGAGCCAACGGTGGCATCCACTCCCGATGGGTTAGACAATACATTCTAAACGAAGTGACCGAGTCCCTTGCAGGTGAAGGGGTGTTCTCCAACGCCTACAACCGCAAGTTTCACGAGTACGAGAGCATTTCGCCTGTGCCTGGATCGGCCCTGTGCATCGGACTTGATACGGGTCGCAACCCTGCAGCGGTGCTTGGGCAGGTGGACCCCAACGGGGTGCTGAGGATCCTTTGCTCCACCTACCTGTCCAACGTGGGCATGGAGTTCTTTCTAAACGAGCGGCTGTTGCCGTTGCTCCGCAGACCGGAGTACATGGGCCTGCCCACGTATGCCATTGTGGACCCAGCGGGGAACCAGCGCAGCCAGATCGGTGAGGAGTCCGTTACAGCAGCGGTCAATCGCATGGGCATCCCAGCCTTTCCAGCAAGGACCAACAACATTGAACCGAGGCTCAGAGCCGTAGAGGGTTGGCTGTGCAGGCAGATCGGGGGTGAAGCCGCCATTCAGTTCAGCATCGAGGGCAACCCCGACCTGATACGTGGCATGAGAGGGGCCTATCGCTACGAGCGGAAGAAGAAAGACCGCGAGCTTGATGATGTGAAGCCCATGAAGACCCACCCCATAAGCGACGTGTGCGATGCCCTGCAGTACCTGTGTCTAGGGACATCTGAACAGGTTAGAACCGCTATACTAAAACGACTGGCTCCCCCGCCGCCCCCTAAACCCATGCCCATCGGAGCTTGGACTTAAATGGCTTTATTGACAGACCCGAACGCTCAGAACGACCAACCCGCCGAATCGGCCAAGACCACTCACTTCACCGAGTCGGTGACCGATGAAGTGGCCAAGATGACGTATGACCAAGTTCATGACTTGGCCATAGACGACCCCAACGAGTTCGATGGCAAGCGCGAGATCGTGCAGTACATCCGCAATCGGTTTCAGGAGTGGAGAAACCACCGATCCTACATTCGATACAACCAGCGGCTGAACGAGTGCCTACGGGCGTATAAGGGGGAGTACAGCCCCGAGAAGCTTCTGGACATTCGCATGATGGGCGGGTCCGATGTGTTCGCTCGCATGACCACGGTCAAATGCCGATCCGTCACCGCCCTTCTGTCTGACATCTATCTGGGCGGTGAGCGGTCGTGGGAGTTGTCCCCTACGCCTGCCCCCACAGTGCCCGTGGAGCTGGATGAGAGCATCATTCAGGTGACGCTGGCCGAGGCCAAGCAGGCCGAGCTGATGGGGCAGCCTGCTGGGCCTGACATGGTACGCGACCGCATCAAGCAGCTGTATGAGGCAGCGCAAGAGGCAGCCCTGTCCAAGGCAGATGAGGCCGCTAGAGAGGCCACCAAGCAGCTGGACGACATGCTGCAGGAGGGAGGCTTCTATTCGGCCCTACAAGAGTTTTTCGTGGACCTGCCGATCTTTCCCATGGCGATCATCAAAGGGCCCACTGTGGGCAAGGTTCGCAAGGTTAAGTACACAGAGGACGGCAGCCTAGAGCCTCAAGACGTGGACATTCTCAAGTGGAGGCGCATCAACCCCTTCGACTTCTATTACGACCCAGGTGTTCATGACATCGCCCTTGGGGATGTGTTGGAGAAGATGAGAATGAAGCGGTCGCAGTTGGAGGCCATGAAGGGGCTTCCAGGTGTGGACGACGATGCAGTGGACGCAGCCCTGTCCGACCATGACTATGGCTTGGTGGAGTATTGGGACGAGTATGACAACCAAGAGGCATACGAGGAGAACCGAGAAGACCCTGCCACCAACACGTCCCACATGATCATGACAATGGAGTTTCACGGTCGTATCAGGGGCGAGTGGTTGAGAGACTTCGGCTTCAGTAAGAAGCAGGTCAAGGACATCAATAAAGAATATTCCGTAACGGCGTTTCTTGTTGGAGACCACCTGATCAAGGTGATTCTCAACCCTGACAGCAGTGCACGACACCCCTACTACGTGGCCTCTTATGAGCCTGTGCCCAGCTCGGTTGTGGGCAGTTCCCTCACTGAGATCCTGTCAGACTGTCAGAGCGTAGCCAATGCCTGCATGCGGAGCCTTGTTAACAACATGAGCATCTCCAGTGGGCCTATGTACTACGTAAACGAGGACCGCCTGTCGCCCACCACAGATGCCGACAACATCCACCCATGGAAGCGGTGGCGGTTCTACAACGACCCTTCCGGCAACACCGAGCAGCCCATCACATTCTTCCAGCCCAGTTCCAACGCCCAAGAGCTGTTGTCTGTGTACGAGGCCATGATGGTGCAGGCAGACGAGGTGTCGGCCATCCCAAGATACATGGCAGGGCAGAACCCCAAATCGGGCGCAGCCGCCACAGCGTCGGGTCTGTCCATGCTCATGGGCAACGCCAGCAAGACATTGCAGAACGTGGCGCGGAGCATTGACTATAAAATGATCAAGCCCATGCTTCAGCGCATGTACGACATGGTGTTGTTGACCAAAGTGGGGGCTGACCTTCGAGGGGACGAGTCCATTGTCATTCGCGGGGCAACCGTGGCCATGTCGAGGGAGCAGGACCGCATGCGTCAGTTGGAGTTCTTGCAGCTGACCGCCAACCCCATCGACATGCAGATCATCGGCTTGCAGGGTCGAGCGTCCATCCTTCGGTCCATATCTGACGAATTGGGCATGGACAACACCAGCGTGGTGCCCAGTGACGATGAGCTGAAGCGCAAGGAGCAGGAGATGCAGAAGCAGCAGGAAGCCATGCAGCAGCAACAGATGGCGGCGCAAGCACAGGGCTCACAGCCTGCCATGGCGAGAAACCAAGGGTCTAGGGTCCAGAGCAACCAACAAATGCAGCCAGCGGGCGGTTTAGGCGCTCAGGGCATGCAATCACGCACCAGCTAGACTACACTTAGTGTGCCTCCGCCTGTTTCTCCTTGCGGGCGGGGGCCTCGTTTACTAAACTGATTTTTATTTGGAGCCGTATCACATGGCGACTGTATTATCCAGCAAATCCGGCCAGTCCAGCGCAGGCAACCTTCAAAACCCGATGAGCCCTTCAAAGAACGGACCTCAGTCTGATGGTCACTTCAATGATTCCAGCTACTCTGCATCCAAAGGCCCCAACGGCAAATTCGTCGGTGACAACGCCAACCCCAAGACCTACATGACAGGTGGAGTGGGTGGAGAAGGCGGAGCCACCACACACAAGCAAACCCGACGCAGACGGGGATAGCAACGTGAAGATGAGAAAACCCGCCAACGTGGGGGCTTCTAAATCCACGAAACCGAACTGCACAGTCAGCACCCACCATAAGGGCGTATACGCCATTGGTGGGTTTCATGCCGAGTCGGAGAGCCTTCACCAACACATGATGCGTGAGGTGTCCAACGACTATGGCAAGAACAAGTCCACCCCACAGGATGACATGCTAGGGTTGGGCGGCATTATGTCATTTATGTTGTAGTACGCAATACCTAACAAGGAGATTTTTATGTCGTATAGGTTCAACGAAAACGAATTGGAAGCCCTTTCAGTTCTTAAAGACAGTGCGCAATTTCAGACATTCCTCGGTGCTTTGAGCCGTCGGAAGGAATTACTGGTGGACACTCTCATTATCGCTTCTGGCAAGTCCACAGAGGAGCTGCTGGAATTAAAAGGCACTGCCAAGGCATATTCCCTGTTGTTATCTGAAATCGAGATTGCTCAAGACATGCTCAAGAAATATCGAGACGCTGAAGCAGCCAAGGGAGGCAACCGATGAGCCAGCCCACTGTTTCGGACAACCTGCCCAGGGCACTGCGCAAGCAGGTTAGGGAGGGCGCTAAGATCGAGGCCCAGTTCCGCAAAGAA